GCAATCTTTCCCTTGGGTCTCAAACGAATTAAGTTAGACAATTGCTGCTTTTTGTACTATGCGAACTAACCCAAGGTGTGGAGGAGTATTCACTCTTATGATGTTAACGCCACTTGAAATCCTGGTTACATTGGTAAGCAGATCGGGGAGTATATGGTTCTACATCTCACCTTAAATAAACAACGTACCGCCAATTCCCGTCTTAATCAAAACTCTACTGCTTTAAATGCTCTTGTTGCCTCTCGTGAGCTCACGCAAGGCGCTGCCGACTGGGTGACTCAAACCCTCGATCCTTTTCATGACTGGCAAAAACTCCCTGCTGGTTTTCCCGACGCTACCAGTGGACAATCGTTCATTCAGTGCGTCACCCTTACAAAAACAACCACCATCAATCTTGCGCCTCAGGATGTCCATGTCTTCACACTTCCCCAACTTTCCACTAGAGAATTTTGGCAGCAAGCTGTTGAAGCTCCAACATACTGGGGAGCAACCACCACTCAGATTCCTTACGGTACTCTTGGGCCTGTTAATATTGTTACTTGCTCTGCCGGCAAACCTACAATGCCCTTTTATGACCCGTTAACGCAAATCTGGAGTAGTGTTGACATTGGTGGTGATCCTTTGTTCAAGGTCCAGTCTTTTGATTTCTCTGAATATCTTGTTGGAGAATCCCGTCTTGTTTCCCTTGGTTTTGAGGTCCATAATGTCTCACCCGAATTACTCAAAAGTGGTTCCGTTGTTACGTACCGCTCTCCTCAGACACTTACCAAATCCCAAATTATTTGTGGCCCTCCTGGCAACACGTATACTGTTCAGGACTTCAAGAATATTACTCGTTCCGTCATGCCCCCGCCTACTGCTGAAGCCGCCTTATTATTATCAGGATCCCAACAATGGGAAGCTTATGATGGTTGCTATAGTGTTTGTACAATGAGTTCAAAAGAGAACCCGATCTATGATCCTGATTATACTGATCAGATTTACCAACCTACGTATACTCCTGGACAAGATCTCCTCACTGGTATTCTCCTTTTCCCTCGTAATTCATCCATGTTTCCAAATACAATCACTAATGTTCAGCCTACCCCTTTCAATACTAATGGAGCTTATTTTTCAGGGCTTCAAGTTGGTGCCATTTTGACTGTCACGGTTCGTGCTTATATTGAATGCTTTCCATCACCAGATCAGAAGTCTTACCTTTCACTCACACGTCCATCCGTTGCTTACGACCCGACTGCGATTGAACTCTATTCTCGAGCTGCCTTTAATATGAAGCCTGCCACCAAAGTAGCTAATAATGCTGGTGGTGAACATTGGGCTGTCGTCAAAGCTGTTTTGCGCGATGTCGCTCCGAAATTCTCTCGTTTAATCAATCCGATTGAAAATGTCGTCCGTGTCGCTCGTCGTAAGAAAGCTGATCCTGAGAAAATGTCTGCTGCTATCGCCAAATTGAACTCTAAAGTTTCCAATTTAGGACTTGCTGATGAAACTAAAATTTTTGGTAATGATCTCGGTAGTGTTATAAGCACTGTCCGTCAACAACGCGAATCCATTCGCAAACGTCGAGCAGAAAAGGCCGCCCATCTAAAAGCCAACAAACAAGAACATCCCAAACGTAATACTGCTGCGCCATGAAATTCATCTCGTGCTCTCGTCGCCAGAGACGGTTGATCCGACTATCTCTGGCCATCCTCCACTCTTTTCTTTTATTTGTTGTTTTCACATTTCTAGTCCTTTGTGTAACAGGGTATCAACGCTTCTGTGTTTTCACACATTTGGCTAGTTGAACAACATCTTCCAATACCGCTACAGGCCGGCGGTATATAAGACAAAGGCCCGGGTTAACGTTTCCATTCAAGCCCACCATATGGTAAAAAGTCGTGTTAGGTCCACCTGACAAAAAACGGGGCGACACGTGCTGGTCGCCTAATAAACCAACAGTGCCGGCGTTTTCCATGCTTTCTCGCTAGTAAGAATTAGAAAGAACCATTTAGTGAATGATGATGATCCATTACTAGAATGGGACCCCTCTCGAGCGAGGTTAACGCTTAAGACATACTAAACATGGATGGTGTATGTTATTGCTCTTACCGTCGCATTTCCTTTGAGGCATGATTTCCTTATGAATTTCAAGGAAAAAATCCATAACCTAAATACAAAGTACAAATGGCGAAAAATGGCATCCCGGTACACCGGGCAAAACGGTGCGTGCACAATACCGAAGTGCATGCTGGTAGTTCACCGAATGGCTACCAGCCGCAAAAAGCGAATTCGAAGTGTGTTGAAGATCAATCGTTCCTTAATCAACACAATAGTAGTAAATTAGACGATTTTATTATCGATTTTAGTAATATTCATATTAGTAATAGAATAGAGAAGTTCCCGCTTGAAAAAGTGGGTTTTAAGTTAGCTCATAATATTAATAGAAAAGAACTAGATATAAAAGGTAAGAGAGAGAAAATTTTGCTTGCTGAACAACACGCCGCGCAGGCGCGGCGTGCCATTTCAATTCGTGCGGCTCGTGATCGAAAAGCTGCCCGTCTATCATTGATAGGAGTTGAGGAAAACCCTGGTCCTACTATGCATGCCCAACTTTCCGCAATGTCACGTGTATACCAGATGACTACTGGTGATACAATTCATTGCCGAGGTTGGACATCATCACCTTTACTTTATCAGAACCTCCTCACTGCACTTTCATTTGATACATTTAATGATTATATGGTTTTAACCGGGACGTGCCCCTTTTGCAATGGTGACTTGTTGTTACCACCTCCGGACCTTACCCGCGAGGGTGTTGAAAAGAATCCTGGACCCGTTCGGATGATGCATTGTATGTTTTCAACAACGCCAATTTCCACTTTAAACACTTGTGAACGAGTTAGACCACACTATCGGCCGACTATTTTAGTTGGCCCTGCTCGTCGACTCGCCGAAAAGAAAAAACGCGAACTTGGTGCAAAGCCCCCTGAAGAACGCAAAACCACTGTTACTCGATGCACCGAATGCAAAGAGGAATACGGTGAAGATTGTATTGGGTCTCATTATCATTTGCCACCTCCTGGGTTTCATAAATGTAAAATTAAATTATGTTGTTTCGACGTTGAGGTTGACACTGCTGATCACACCGCTCCCTTTCCTCCTATAGGTGTCGCACACGCGCACAAGGGGACACCTTGTAACAAATTCCACGGCACACATAGTGAAGTCAAGGACTGTCCGATTGAGTCCGATGTTGAAGATTCTGAAGATTCTTTCACGGACACTGACAGTGACTCATCCTCACCTAATGTACCTTGGAACGATGAAGAGTTTGCTTCCGCATATGCAGCATTCCTCTCAGCCCCCCCTGTTGCACCTACTGAAAAGAGAAAACGGTCACCTATTGACCCTCCTCCCATGAAACCTGTTCACAAGCGCGGGGCAATCATTCCCCCAACGGATTTAGAAGCCCCCCCAATAATTCGTCCCATCCTTAAAAGAGAAGTAATAGTTTCACCCACACCTGTGGAGTCTGATCCTATCGTTGCTGTTACTCCCCCACTTGAATCACCAATTTCCGACGAAGGTGATGGAAAATCTCACTGCTCCACACATATTTCGACCGAACCCATCGCCGCCCATGAGTCTGAACCTGACGAGTCCGACTCAGAAAGCGACGGCGGAGGTGGGGTACCCCGGTTAAATTTGTATCAGCGTATTCGCGCTCGCTTTGACAAAACATACCAACCTGTGGTTGCTTACGATAGCGATGATGATCACCCCGAAAACCTTCACATGAATACTACTAGTTGCAACCGCATTCGTGATAAGTTTAAAAAGAAATTTTCCACTCCTCCTGCTGGTGACGAAGCCATTGAAATGGAAGATTTTGCTCGCACAGTTAAAAGTGACCCCATCGATCGTCCTAAATTCAAACGTGATATCATTAAGAAAGATCCACGTAATGCCACAAGACTTGAATCTCTTGCACGTGCTTATCTGAATAATAAGGCTGCCAACCGTATGCTCACCGCTGACGACCAGACCGCATTGGCAGCTGAGTACACTGGTGGGATCACCGGTGAAGCTCGTAAATATTTATCAACGATAGATAGTTCTGTTATGTTGCGGGCGTATGCTCACACTGTCATAACGCCTTACGGAGTACTCCCATTTTGTTTTTATTGTACTGTGTACATTACGCTAGACAAGCAATCCTATTTTGATTCCTTTTTGAAGATACTACGTGTTAAGCGCGGTGTTTCCGAAAAGACTCAATATTCCGGGATTTTTGCTGGCGGTGCACAGAAATATAAATTTTTTGAAGACTTTTCCGTCGGCCAGGCCCATGTTGAGCGCACCTACAACCTTCCTAAGATGCTTGAATTCAAACACACCATGGATGTAATCGTCGATTCCAGGGTTCTTACATTTTTGAAAAACACCCCTTCATCAGTGCTCACTGCCACACTCAATGGTAGTGCTGCTGCAGCTAACTCTACATATACTCGGGTTTACCGACATGCTATGGGTAGTTTCCCGCCGAATCTCCACGGCAGCAGCACCTGCGATATTATTGGTGGCACCGTCCTCCTCTTTTTACAGGAAAATTTGTTTCGGAAAACAGTTGTTTTGTCCACCACCCCTTTAGTGGACACCAACACTATCGGTAAGAAGTTGTTCTACCAAAATTTTCCCTAATTGGTCACGCTCACGGGATTTTTCAAGTCCCTGTGAGTCGTCAATGTTCGACCGCCTCCACTTATATTGAAACTGCTCCCTTTAATAATGATTACCGTCTTTCCACACGTTACGGTACTGGTTCTAATTTTACTGCCACTGGGGTTCTTACACTTAAACCTAATGATGTGTCTACACTCGCAGATCCCTGTTATCGAACTTCTTTTGGTCTAACGATCGCCCACTCTGCTGTTATCTATGAAGATTCGAACAGAGCACGCATTTCCGCTGTTAATCGGTATATTCGCACCCGCGGGACTTTAGCTGAAGAACTCGCACTCCGTGCCACTGCTGATCAGGCCATAATTCGGTTTAGGCCAATCTTCATCGACATGTCTAAAGAACTTTTGTATGACATGTTTTCTACTTGTGATAACGGAGATGAAGATGTAGATGCTTTGACTCACGAACCTCATCCAAAGAAGCATCTTCGTGAGCAAACCTTTTCTGATTGCGCTGATTCTGGCATCTTTCACGAGTTGGGTACCGTGAAAGTCGCCATCAACGTTAAGCGCGTTGAGTTTGCGAAACCAAACAAAAAAGAGCGTGCAATTGGTGACTTTGGATGTGCTGCGTCTCTTGTTGGCGCCCGTTTGATGGGCGACTTCAAGGATTGCCTTGGTGCACGCCGGTATGACTGCCCTAGTGGTAAAACGAGCATTTTGTTCGTTAAGTCTCCAACACCCGACACCATGTTCTATGCTCTCTCTTTTCTTCTTGAAGAAATCGACATCGGGAGTTTGCGTATGGTCTATTTCTCTGATGATGCTTGTATTCGCTGGCGCCATGTTGATCGGGATTACTTTGGCAACATGGATATTTCAAGCTGCGATTGCTCCCACCGACCGTTGTTGTTTGATCTCCTCTTACAAACCACCACTGGTACCTATCGTCAACGTATGAAGCTTCTCGTTGACCAATGTCGACTCCCCATTCGCGTCATGAACAAGACCGAAGATTCTGGTGTTCTTCTCAGTCATGTCGACCCAAAACTCTATTCTGGATCTAGCATTACAACTTTTATTAATTGTTATGCCAATTCCCTGATCGCATTCGGGTTGGATTCCATTGACCTTTCACACACTTTGCCAAGTGACATCCCTAATCTCGTCCGACAGACTAGTGGTTATGTTGTGACATTCGATGGTTCTGAACACATCGAAGGTTTGCAATTTTTGAAGATGTCCCCGTTTTTAGTTAGTAACCATTATGGTTCTTGGAGCAATAAAGACACTTCTGTTCGCTTCATCGATCCACCTGAGTATGGTTTCTTTCTTAATCTCGGTACACTCTTTCGCACACTTGGTCGTTGCAAATACGATGTTCCTGGTAGTGGCCCTTTTGAATCTCGCTTCATATGCTACGTTTATGACGTTTATTATGGCATTTTTGGTCGATATTCTGGTCATGTTTATGACACTATGTTCCGCCGCCTCAAGATTCTTCGTTCAAAGTACTCCTATGGTCTTAACTATTCCACTCAACAACGCATCCAACAACAAGCTAAACGTGATTATGGTGACAAGTTCTCTTCTGATGATCTCCCTCACGTTTGTGTTCCAGATGAAGTCCTCATGAGGCGTTATGATGCCACTCTCGATGAGATCTACGAGTTTTGCTCGCTCTTCGACAAAATCGACGTTGGACTCTCCATTCGCTGTCCCTTCACCGATAAAGTCCTCTTGCTCGATTACGGCCTTCCTGTCCTTCCTTTGGATTGCTCGCCCTCCGACTTCTTGCTCCCTGATGATTACCCTTACCGTTCTTGCGATTAGTCACCTCCTTCCCTTCTTCTCTTCGTTCTTTCTTCTTACTTTCTTTTCTTTCTTCTCTATTCTCCACAATCGTCTTCTACTTCTAGCACTGGATCTATCTTCCTTTCTTCGTCTCTCCAGTGCGTTCCTTTTCGCGGTAGCCTCGTCACCTACCGCCGTGGGCCTCGTCAACCCACTCCCGCTCCAGGCTTCCACGATCCTGCGAACGGTCAACTTCTTATAAGATGTGGTAGTAGCTGCGCTGGCGCAGGGGCAAGAAGATGCCTACCCCTCGACTCC